TCTTTTGCCCTAATGATTTTCTTTTTCTCTATTGAATGATTGATAGCATTAATACTTCTATCTACGACTAATTTAGCCAGAGGATTTTTCATTAAAGGCAATAGAAAATTTAACATAACTATTACTTTTTCTTTTTAGGAAAACCTTTTTTCATGTTTGAATAAGATTTTGCTGATATTGTACTTTTAGATTTTGGTCTTGAAGTACCAGCTTTTTTTCTTGCATTTATATTTTTATATAAAGACATGTTTCTCCTTCCCACCTAAGTAGGTGTTATTATAATGTGTTTGATTGTTTAACTTTGTTTTCTACATCTTGTCTAAATGCACTGTCTGTAGAATACCTTGGGTCGTTAATGTCAGTAAGCATTTCACCAACAGACCTATAACCAACATTTGCTTCAGCTTTATTACCTGTAAATAAATTAGGCTCTGCATTGTTTTGATTATATTTTGCTTGAACACCAGCAATAGCTAATTGAGCTTGTTCTATAGTCCCATTATCTAATGTGTTGTTAAATGCTTTTATTTCTTGAACTTCTAAATTCTTTGAAGCCCAGTTTATCATTTCATTGTACTGTTCTTGACCACCAACAGTAGCCATTATTTTATTTGCTTTCTGGTCTATTAAAGCTTGTTGGCCAGAAATATAAGTATCAACTACTTCTTTACTCAATCCTATCTTTGATAGTTCTGTGTAACTGTTTTCTGATAATTCACCTTTGTCAGCAAACTCTGCATAAAATTTATCCAATTGGCCAGATTGTGTTTCTTCTGGTTTGTCTTCTTTTATGTTTAAGTCTTCTGCTTTAGCTGGTTTCTCTGGATTACTTGAGAATTTCTTTTCAAGTTCACCATAAGCTTTAGCTAGTTCTTCAGCGTTTCCAAATTTTTCTGGAAGCCATTCTGGTCTCTCACTAGAAGTCTCTGTAGTTTGAGCTTCTTGAGTGCTTTGTGAGTTTGTTTCTTGTTGTTCTGCTTGTTCTTCTAATGAAGGATTATTTTCTTCAGTAGACATTTCTACTTTATCAACCATTTATTTCTCCTTATTGATTGTTTGCTATGTCTGGGTTTTGTGCGACTAATGTTTCTCCTAATGATTTAGGAGGTATGTTACCTGCAATTTTCTCACCTGCGTTTAACAATGCTGATTGTTGTTGCTCATCCATCATAGCTTGTTGTTGAGCTTGTGCTTCAGCTTGTAAATCTTCTTCAGTTCTAATTAATCCTTTGGTTTCTATACCATCGGCTGTTGCTAATCTTTTTATAGCTTCAGTTACATTTACATATTTAGCAATAGCTTCAGCACCTAATGTGCCAGCTAATGTTTGTAAAAATGCAATTAATTTATTTCTGTCTGTGGTTCTACCTAAAGCTTCTATTCCAGTAATAACTTTTGGAAATACAATTCCTTTAGGTAGTTGAGGTAATTTTTTAGTTTTATTTAATATTGATAATTTTCTTTTAACAAAAGGTAATTGAAATTCTTGTGATAAAATTCCATAGATGCCACCAAGGCTATCTTGTAATTCTTGCGCTGTCATTCTTACTTCTTCTGCTGTAGTTCTTTCACTATCTCTAACAACTGAAGCATTTAATAAAAATGCGTATGATAATCTTTGTTCAATTTTAGCCATTGTCTCTTGAGCAACTCTAAAATCTGGAAACTTACCTACTTGTAATACTGATACATCTGAAGCATTACCTTCAATAATTGCACCATTTTCACTTTCAGCTAATGCTTTGGCTCTAGTAGTTCCATTAGGAGCCACCATAAATAATGTTTTTGCAGATGCAGATGAACCTTCTACAATAGCTTTTGTAAGACCTTCTAATGATATTAGGTCTCCTAAATATTCTTCAACATAACTTCTTCCATAGCTTTCACTATAAACTCTAATCATTCTTAATGGAATATATGGAGAGTTATCTAAATTATATTCACCATGACTTTCTGGAATATCAATTCCTTTTACTTCTTGATGAACTATAAACTTATTTTCTTTTCTTTTGACACATGTGTATAAATCACAAGTACCATCTGTTTTATAATCTTTATGTTGGGATTGTAATAATTCATTAATATGTTCTGGTAATGCTGAATAATGAATACTTTCTTTAGTAATTATTTCTAACACATTACCCATTGGGTCTCTTTGAATTACATAATGAGATAATGGGAATACTCTTAAACCTTCTTTGCTTACAAATAATAAAACATTTCCACCTACAATAAGATGTTTCAATGCTTCAAATACAGCAACTCTATCATTAGACATTTCAACATCATCCATGACAGCTTTCTCAATTTGAACTAATCCACTATCTATTTGTGTTCTTAAATTCTCATCTTCTTCAATTTCTTTAACTGCAAATGTATCTATGCCTAGTCTAAAGAATGGAGCATTGGGTGGTAATAATGATAATAATAATTTAGATGATAGATTATTGACACCTCTAGCTCCGATACCTTGATAGGTAGTCTGAAATTCTTCTGAATATGTTGAACCACTTTCTGGTATAAGTGTAGGTATAGTTAATTCACTGCAATCTCTTGCTCTTTCAAGATAGATTTCTCGCTCTTGTGATTTAGAATTGTATCTACTTTCTAAAGTGTCAGCTTGGTTCATTGAACCACTTGGATATTTTTCCATTGATTTATAGTCCACCAATAATTGGTATTCTTAAATTCGATGACCCTGTTCTCTTCCTGTCAGCAGATGTAGCAGTATTTCTACTTCTGCCACTACCATCTGAATAACCTGCTGGTCTAGCACTACCTTGAGTATTTTGCGTTACTGGTGGTGGAGCTACTGGAGCTGGCTCTGGCATAGGTGGAGGACTAGGTGCTTTGAATGAACACATATTAATTTTTCTCCATAATGTTTTCTGATTGCTCTTTTTGTTTTTGATGTAAGAACCTAACAACACTTCGTTGTCCAATTCTAAAATACATTTCCTTTGGCTCCATATTTATTTCTGGAGTTTTTTCTGGAAATAATTCGTCTAATGCTTCTAATAGTTCATTAGTTATAACTGGTAGTTTTTGTTGTTTTGGTTGCATATATCTAAAGTGTCCTTTTATCGACTATGAATAGTCTCTATCTAAAATCATATTTAAGTAATGAATGGCTTTTTTAATGTCTTCTTCTTTACCTTTATGCTTGTGCCTACAAATGTATTTAATGGCATTACCTTCAGCAAATGGAAGATTGTTTTCATTAATAAAGTATGCTGGTTGTACCTTCATTTTAGAATAATGATTGCCACCTTCTTGGTACTTTAAGCTTTCAAATATATCTTTATTAGTCATCTTTTGTTTCTGTTTTGATACCATTGTTCCCATCGTCTTTTTTCTCTGTCTTTTTTAATATCTAACAATAATGAAATTAATCCTGCTGTAAGTGCTCCAACTACAATTAATAAAATATCTCTAATTATATCCTCCATAATATTGGCTCCTTTGTTTTATCGTTCCAATCAGATGCTCTTAAAATTCTAGCTAATCTTGCTTGAGTTAGCGCATAGTCTTCATCTAATTTCTGTCTTTTGTATTCAGCTAAAACTGCTTCCCACATTTCTGGTAAGTCTTTTTTATTTGCTAAAACTCTTGAAGCTTTAACACCTCCAATTGTTGGACATCCTCCAAACCCATCAGTTAAATCTCCAACTAATGTTTGATACATAAAATTATAATTAGCTGTTTTTTCATCAACTACTTCAGTGCTGTCATCATGAATAAAATGATGAATACCTGGAATAGTTCTCATATCTTTATCGCCAGATAAAACTACAACCTTATCTTTATTCTCTGGCTTGGTTGCTAATATTCCACATACATCATCACCTTCTAAATTAGGTAATGAAACACACTCATAATTTTCTTTTAAGTATTCCTTAAGAGGTTTTACTATAATTGGTTTTCTAACTTTTTTTCTGTGTGATTTATATTTTGGATAAATGTCATGTCTAAAGTTAGTCTTATGGTCTTCAGCTATAATTATTTTATCACAATTTAATTTTGATTTATAATTTTCTAATGTTGTATCAACTACTTTTTTTCCAAGTTTAGCATCTGCATGTAAAGTCCACATATCATCTTCCCATTGTGTAGGCTCTTCTAATGCTGAAGCTATTCTGTAAACAAACAAAGAACCATCTACTATTAAAGTTCTTTTGCTTTGGTCTATTTTTCTAATCATTATATTTTTATCCTTTTCAATTTAATTATATTTTGTGTAGGTATGCAGGTTGTGTTTCCACATTCACTTATGGAACCATCGTCATTAAAACTTAAGTCACCTATAAATGTATGTGAGTTGTTTTCTTTAGAGACTAACCAACCTGTAGTAATACAAATACTTGGTATGCTCTTTTTAATACTTTCTAAATTTTCCCAAGTAGAACTAGAGTTCGTATCAATCCAATAAGCTAAACAGAAATTGTATGGAAAATTTTTTCTATTTAGTTTTGGTATCTTTGGTTTTAATTTCAACTTTCCTCCATAAATTTAAAAATTCTGACATTGGAATTAGGACACACCTGGATTGATAATTGTCTCCAAGCATCCTTATGATTTGTGATTTTCTTTTTTTATTTTCTGTAATAAAAATTTTAACTATCTGTTTTAAATTCTTAACTGGTACAAGCCATTGGCCTACGCACACATCTTGATTAAACATAAATCTGTGTACCCAGTATTTTGCTTTGGTTGTTCTTAATCCACTAGGTTTTCCTTTAAATGCAAGCTCAATACAAATGTTTCCAGACTTCTGCCAAAAACCAAATTCTGATTTAACCTCGAATTTATCCTTACTTAATCCTAATATTTGAGCCAACGAGTGTTCGGATTTTACTCCTCTCGCTAAATCAAAATCGAAATCTTTATTGTTGTTAAACATGATTATATTTTGTAAAACCTTTTTGTTGTTGATTGCCCTCATGGTGAAATTGGTAGACACAAAGGACTTAAATTAATTTGAGTGCTCCAGGTGAAAACCTGGAAGTAGAACCTTTTAAATTCGGTGAAAGCTTTAAAATGCTAATACCGAGCCAAGACACAGTGATGTGTAAGGTGTAGAGACTAGACAGAAGGAAGCTTAACTGCTTAAGGTATAGTCCAGACTACAAAACGAAAGTGTAGCGAAAGCTATAGTGGTACGAAAATCCTTGCCCTTTTGGGAGTGACAGTTCGAGTCTGTCTGAGGGCACCAACAACTAATGAGTATTAGCCCAGTTATTTCCTATTTTATATTCAGCATCTAAAGGACATCTTAAATTAAAATATGTACCTGCATCTTTAATTGATTGCACAGCAATCTTTCCTACTTCATCAGCGTAATCAGACTTACACTGAAGTTGTAACTCATCATGAACATGA